TATTCGAAAATCAACAAGGCGAGTATTCCCAGTCTAATGAAGACCATATGCAGTATAAGCAAGACCATCCTTTCTATGGTCCATATGAACAAACTGAACAAGGTTATAGCGGTGGATTACTTGACTATGAGGGTCTTAGAGCCGATATGACAAATAGAATGCAGGAATTAAAAGAAAATAAACTAAACGTCCCTAAAGTAGAGGATTACGTTTCAGAGGCAGGATATTAATATGATAGGAATAATAAAGAAATTACTCTCGAGTCCAGGTGGAAAGAAGGCTGCGGCTAATTTATACAAGCAAATGAAAGCCCAAATGAGAGGAAAAGGAGCTAATCGACTTACTGCAGACCAAACCTCTGCAATGAGAGATGCAGCTAGGAGAGAACAAATGGCGGCTAAAATAAATGAAAGAGCCATGAGGCAGGAGTTTAAAAGACATGGAGGCTCTATGCAACAAGATTTAGGTGAATCTATGCGTTCTTTGCGTAGAGAATTTAGCAAAACTCATCCAGGTACTCCTAAAGGTATTAGAGAAAGAGCAATAAACTCTTTCCCAGGAATAAAAACTAGGAGATAATATATGGCATTTTGGGATGAACTACTAAATACAATCAAAAAACCGAAGCAAGTAGATGCTACTAATATGCTCCATAATAAAGCAAATGAAAGCTATGTTAATCCTAGAGAGTTCTTTGTAGATGGAAAAACTCCTACAAAAGACAGATTAGTCGATGAAGCAGATGCTTGGGGTAAATTCTATCAAACAGAGCAAGATTCGGATAAAATGGCAACATTTGATGAGAATGTAGAGGCATACGATTCTACTGACCCGTCAAAAATAACAGAGCATACTCAGCACATGGTAAATAATTTAGATGTATTAGGTGATGTTTTTGGTAATGATAAGTTTGATGGAAAAGGTATAGACATAGACAAGCTTTCTGAATCTGTTTATCAAACAGGATTACATGAAAGTAGAGGTGGACAAGAAGTATTCCAAAGAGGTGGAGGCCCTGGTAGAGGTTATTATCAAGTAGAACCTAATACTGCTAGAAATATACTATCCAGTTTTACAAGAATGGGTCCAAAAGCCATTACTACTATAAATAATATTTTAGGAACTAACTTTAAAAATAGACAAGAAGCTTCTGGAATGTCTGATAAAGACATGGAAAAGCTGTTATTAGACGCTAGGGGTGGAACTTTATTTGCAGGAGCTAAATATTTACAAGCCTCTTCTGCATCTAAAGATGACTATTTCTTAAAATAAGATGGGATGCACTGTTCCAATATTTCTTGCATTAATGATTATAGCTGGTATTACTGTTCTTATAATCAATATAGATAAATAATGTATACAATTACAATTAAACATAAGGACATAGGAGCTAAGACCTATGAAATTTACACAAAAGAAGAAGCAGACAGGGAAGGACTTGAATATAGTCATTGGAGGGATGCACGAGAAGGACAGTGGGCATTATCTGACGATGGTTTCGTATCAAAGGTTATTAAGAGAAAGTCGTATAAAGGAACTAATAAAATCGATAATGTCTACCTCAGATTTGCATGGGGATACACTTTCTATAATCCTGGAGGAGGAGGAGTAAAAGAATTGAATGTAAAGGGGAGAAAATCCAATACAACAATGTCAGGGAAAAGACCAATCGAGGTCAAAGCTAAGCAGGAGAAAATGAAGAATCTAGCTATGGTATATGCTCAAACTATGAATACAGACGAGACTATAGCTAAAGTATGTGGCGAAGTAACTACAAACGAAAATAAAAGAGTTAAGCGTTATATGAAAACGGAGGTATTTAAAGGTATGGTAAGAGAGGAATTAAGTAAGTTATTGTCAGACCATGGAATGACAGAAAACTATACTCTTGAGTTATTGCAAAAAGCTATAAAGAAATGCGAAGACAAGGGTGATACTACTAATCTTATGAGAGCTGTAGAAAATCTTCAGGATATGCATGGAATGAAAGATAAGCATCTTGTTAAAACTACTGATACAATAGAAGCCACTTCTACTACTAAGCTTATAGATGAGCTCAGAGAAGAAGAGCAAAGACTAATGGCTCAAAGAACGACTATAAAAGAAGAAGATTAGAATGTCAGCAATTCTGCAAAGGATGATGGCACCTGGTTTTAAGCTGCTTAGAGAGCTTATAAAAGGTCATGGCCCTAAAAAAGGAGTTCAGCTTTTTAAAGAAAGAATCATGCAGTCGACTCCAAGTTATGCTAGAAAGTCTGTAGGGAAGGAACTCTTAAATCCCAAGGCTTATAAAAGGTATAAAAAAACTGCGGATAAAAAAAACAATATTGATAGTGAATGGTTTCAAAGCGAGTTAGCTGGTTCGCATAGAGCGATACGTAATCTGCAAGACCAAAAAAAGACGGTTTTAAGTTTAAAAAGGACATTGTCAAGAAATCTAAACAGAAGACCGAAACAAGATAGAGTTATTTATAAGGAAGAAATTGAAGCACTGAGAAAAAAGATAAATTCGTTAAATACAAGAATAGGCCATCACAAAAACATGAGAAAGAACACTGAAAGAGATTTAGACGTTTTTAATCAAAAACCTTTGAATTATAAGGAATACATTAACTCGGTAAAAAATACCATAGATAATACACCTATAAATGTACATTATAACCCTATAAATCGAATAATGAAACCTAAAGAGTTTAGTGGGTGGGCAGGACGATATACTCCTGGTAACAGAGGATTAGGAAAGATAGATTTAAAACCTGAGGAGCTTGGTCTTGAAATGTCAGGTAGAAACATATTTCATAAATATGGCAACACTGCAGCTCATGAATTAAAGCATGCAGTTCAATTTAACCTTAGAAAAAAGGGAGCTAAATATGCTCAGCATTACGATAGGCACGATAAATGGGCTACTAAGCATTTTAAAAAGAATTGGAAAGAAGACTTAAAAAAAGACCCTTGGTATGGATATCAAGTTACTGATGTCCCTATTGAATTGAGCGCTAGAGCAACTGAACTAAGAACTTTACCAGCTGAAATGTTGAAAGATATAATTGCAAACCCAAAATCGTATCAATTTATAGATGAAGTAGAGGATATTGCACGATTTACTGGATATGGAAAAAACTTTAGTAAATATTTAAAAGGTGTTTGGGGTCTAGCTCCTGTAGCAGTAGGCCCACAATTAATGAATGAATAATGGATTACGAAGCTAAACATGAAGAGTTAAGAGCTCTTCAAAAGTTACGGAATAACATGGCGTTGTTTGGAAGGCACTGCTTCCCGACTGCCCTCCGTAAACAAACACCCCCGTTCCATCACGAGGTGTATTCTTCCTTAGCTGACGACGAAACAAAGAGAGTGTTAATAGCTGCCCCTAGAGGAACGGCTAAGAGCACTGTTACTACTCTCATTTATCCGTTATGGAGATTGGCTTTTAAAAGAAGTGATGAAGACTTATTCATAGTTATCATCTCAGAGTCCCAAGCTCAGTCAATAAACTTCCTATCTAGAATAAAGTATCACTTGACCCATAGCGATAACTTTAGGAAGACATTTGGAGACATGGGTCCTAATACTGCTGCTAGGTGGACTCATACTGATATAGTCCTTGCAAATGGAACTAGAATGATAGCTGTTGGTACAGGACAAAGAGTTAGGGGATTTATCGAAGGTGACACTCGTCCTAACCTTATTATTGTAGACGACTTTGAGTCAGAGCTAAATGCATTTACTCCTGAAGCTAGAGCTAAGAATAGAAAATGGATGACAGAAGCAGTTATCCCTTCCTTATCTGATGAAGGTAAGATATGTATGATAGGTACCGTAATATCCGAAGATTGCTTTTTGTATTGGGCAAAAGAATCTTCAACCTGGAAAACTTTATGGTTTTCTATATGGGATGATAATCAGAAGAGCATATGGCCAGAAAGGTTTCCTAAGAGTAGGATATTAGCAATAAAGAAAGAATTTGAATCTGTAGGAAACTTAAATGGATTTTTCCAGGAGTACATGAATATAGCTCAGTCTCCTGACAATGCTCCTTTTAAACCTGAGTGGATTAAACTGCATCATTATGACTTTGAAAGAATTAATGGGCAAAACTGTATGACAAGGATGGTGGATGATGAAAAGAAAATTATACCAGTTGATGTATACTGTGGGGTCGACCCTGCTAGTTCCCTTTCTGCTAGGGCTGATTTTTTTGTTGTGGCTACAATTGGTGTTGATAATGACAACAACAAGTATATTATCGATATTTACAGAAACAGAATATCGCCTGCGGAACAACCAGGAATACTAATAGATACTTATAAAAAGTACAGACCTCGAAGAATGAAAGTCGAGACAGTAGGATATCAAGAAGCTTTAAGAGTAGCTGTTAGGGAATTAATGAGAGAAGAGAATTTATATATACCAGGGTTAGAATCTGGTGTTAAACCGAGAAACTCTAAAAGTGAAAGGCTATTGTCTTTAGTTCCTATGTTTGCTAGGAAACTATTTCGCTTTAGACCAGAAGATTTAGACGCTCAACAAGAGTTTCTTTCATACCCAAAAGGCAAGCATGATGATGTAATGGATGCAGTGTGGACTGCACTTGATGGGCATAAGCCTTGTAGGGCTAAAAACTTTGACCCAGACATGGAAGAAAAGAATACAATTAAAAAAGTGTTGGATTGGATGACAATGTAATGTATATTAGGGATAAAAATTATGGCGTATAACGACAAAAATACAAAACCTGCTCACAGTGAACGAGATTTTGTCAATGAAACAATAGATATTTATACTCGCTATTCCAAGAAAAGGGATACTTGGGCTCAAGAAGCCAAAGAAGATAGAGAGTTTAGATTAGGTAAGCAATGGACTACTGAACAAGTTGAAACACTTGAATCAAGAGGCCAAGCTGCAATTGTAGTTAATAGGATACATCCTGCTGTAGAAACAGCAAAAGCTATGATAACAGCTAATAGACCTTCTTTTAGATGTTCTCCCAGAGAAGACTCAGATAAAAAAGTAGCGAATGTGATGAGTGCTTTACTTTCTTATGTGTATGACATCTCAGACGGAAGAAGCATTATAAGAAAGGTGGTTGACGATTACTATGTAATGGGAGTAGGTTATATGCAGGTGTATCAAGACCCTATGAAAGATATGGGCAAAGGCGAAGTCTGTTTACATGATATCGACCCGCTTGATGTATATGTTGACCCAAATAGTCAACACAAGTTTTTTGATGATGCAGAAAATATAATAATCTCTAGATTATTTACTAAAGACCAAGCAAAGAAATTATATCCTATGTATAAAAAGGATATTGATGATTCTAATAGCGAGCAAGATTGGAATGCTCCTCATACTGGTAGGAATTTTGATGGAACAGTCCATTTTCCAGAAGATGTTGGAACTTTAGACAACACAAACTATGTTAGGGGTTATGAAAGGTACTATAAGAAGCATGTCCCTGAGTTTAGAGTATTTGAAAGTTTCAGTGGAAAAGAAGATGTTCTGAATGATAAGGATTATGAAGAGTACACGAAGAGACCTGCTTGGATAATACAGGGTAATATTTTAACAGATGAAAATCAAGCTGTTGAGCTTATAAAGCAAATGCAACAGCAAGAAGAGATGAGGCAAATGCAAGAGTCTATGCAGACAGAGGCTCAAATGAAGCAAGCTGGATTACCTCCTAGCGCAGTAGTTCCAGACCCTGCCCCTGTTAAATTAGATGTTCAAGAGGTGACTTTTGCAGATTTAATAGAAAAGAAAATTATTGAAGTAGTTCAAGTTCTTATGTGTAGGATTCATCAATGTGTTATAATTGGTGATAAATTGTTATATAAAAGGATTTTACCTTTAGAAAACTATCCTGTAGTTCCTTTTATTAACATCCATACAAGAACTCCTTATCCAGTTAGTGATGTTAGGCTGGTAAAAGGAATGCAAGAATATATAAATAAAACAAGGTCATTGATTATAGCTCATGCAACAACAAGTACTAATACTAAAATACTGGTCCCAGAAGGGAGTGTTGATATGGCTGAATTTGAGCAGAAATGGGCTCAGCCAGGTGTTGCTATACCATATGACCCAACTGATGGGCCGCCTGTAGCTGTGCAACCATCGCCATTACCTAATGAGTTATATCAAAATGAGCAGTCTGCTAAAAATGATATCGACCATCAATTAGGTATATATGAGATGATGCAAGGAAACACATCAGCAGCACCTCAGACATATAAAGCCACTATTAGTTTAGATGAATTTGGCCAAAGAAAAATTAAATCTAAATTAGCAGATATAGAAGCAGCTTTAACAAGAGTAGGTCAAGTTGCTATACCTTTAATACAGGAGCTTTATAATACTAGGAAAATATTTAGAATTGTTAATCCAAATAATTCTTTAAGTGAATACGCAGTAAATCAAAGATTATATGATGATAAGACTGGTGAAGTGCAGGTTATAAACGATATAACAATAGGAAAATATGATGTAGTCTGTGTAGCAGGGTCAACCTTACCTACAAATAGATATGCAGAATTAGAGTTCTATAAAGATGCATTCCAATTAGGTCTTATAGATAGACAGGAAGTTCTTAAGAAAACTGAAGTATTTGATGCTGAAGGAGTACAACAAAGAATGGACACTATCGCTAAGCTTCAAGGGGCTCTACAACAGTCTCAAGAAGAAATCAAAAAACTTAAAGGCGACTTGCAAACCAGAGACAGAGAGTCTATCAACTTGCGCAAAAAGGCTGAAATTGAGAAATTCAAAGCAGACCTTGACAAGATTGGTAACAAGTCTTCAGCTGCAAGCTCTTTATACGAGAAACGTCTGGATGATATCCTTGCTGGTGTTAAGAGCAAGATTTCAGACGACATGAAAGATGACAAAAAACCAGCTTCAACCTCTTCTAAAAAGAAGAAGCAAGCTAAAAAATAACAGGAGATAGAATGAACCAAAATAACACAGATACCTCTCAAGACCAGGCTAATCCGTTATTCGACGATTCAGTATTCAATGAAACCGTTGTTTCGGAACCAGGTGAGAGTTCTAATGAAAGTCAAACAATAACTCCTTCCGATGCGTTTACACAGCCATCTGGAGAAGAGGCCCCTTTAGAGGCACCCTCACAACAAGAAACTCAACCGTTAGAAGCTAAGAATGACGACAAGAGATACCAGTATTGGCAATCTCAGACTGCTAAAAAAGATAACGAAATTCGTGAAATGCGAGCTCAGTTAAATCAAATTCAGCAGAACGTCCAAGCTCAAACACAGCAAGGCCCTCAGCAAGCTACGGCTCCTGAACAGCCAGTTGAAGAGTTTCCACCCCCTCCAGGAAAGCCTGAAAGACCTCGAACCTTCAATAGGCAAGAAGCCTATGAAGATGCTAGCAGTGATTCCGCTAGATACCTAGATGAGATGGATGAATGGCGAGATACTATGGATGAATATAATAGTTTAAAATCTCAATACGACTCAGCTTTAGTACAAGAAAAATACCAGAAAATGGAAGAACAACAACAGCAAGCTTCTAGAGTTCAAGATGCTCAGCGAAAACAAGCTGACCAAATTGCACAAGTTAGCGAATTTGTTCAAGGTAATTATGGTATGAGTCAAGATGAGACACAGGACTTTATTCAAACTATGTCAGACCCTTCCTCTATAACTGTAGATAATCTTGTAAAGTTATACAGACTGGAGAAAGGTGGAGCAAACACTACTTCCGCTCCCCCTCAAGCCCAGCCTAGTTCTACATTCCAACAAACTCAGAGAGCTCAGCAGGTTCCGCAACCTATGGGAGTGCAACCTACGGCAAATACTGACGCTAGTGGAAATAGTGGGGATAAGATTATGGACAGTATAATTAACGATTATAATAATAACAATCCATGGAAGTAGGAAGGAAATAAATAATGGCTGAATCAAGTCAGGTAGTTTATAGTCCTTCGAATCAGAACTCGGTACAAGGAGTATCGATTGACAATACAAGACGTATGTTTAATTTTGGGGAAAGAGTTGCAGAACTCGCTCCTCAGCAATCTCCTTTTTTCGTGTATCTGGCGAAGGTCGCAAAGAAAGCCACCGATGACCCTATCTTTAAGTTTTTAGAGCAAAGGCATCAATGGCAAAGAAGAAACATTCAGTTAGCAGGATATAATGGAACAGAAGGTTCAAATCTAACTGGTTCAACAGCGGCAATTGGTGATGCTGCTGGTATGACTAGTGGTGGAGACCTCTCAGTATCTTGCTTTGTAGATGATTATGGAAACATAACTGATACAGCAAAACCATGTAAATTCTTGGTTGGAGGGTTAACTTTTCAGTTAGCAGCTAATGATGGAAATATTCACACATTCCAGATTGCTGAAGGTGCTGTTGAGCAAACTACAGCCGACCCAGGAACTTCAGGTTTTAACCATGGAGCTAACTCTACGAGAATAGCTGGTGAAAGTATAAAGTACTTAGGTGCTATTGATGGCGGAACAGCTTTAGTATCAGGTGATACTTTTGTTGGTAGCGTTGCTATCGGTACTGGAGCCAAAGGTATGGTTATGGGTAGTGCATGGAGTGAAGGAACTGAGGCTCCTCAAGGTTGGGAAGACAAGCTATATGATAGAGAAGGATATTGTCAGATATTTAAAACTGCAATTAATCTTTTCTCTGGTACAGCTTTAGCTACTCGATACAGAGGAATCAATAATGAATTCCAAAGAGTATGGCAAGAAAAACTAATGGAACATAAGATGGACATTGAGCAAGCAATGATGTTTGGTCAAGGTAAAGTAACATCTTCAGGTTCTCCAGCAATGGAAACTGCAGGTTCTACTAGATATTCTTGGGGTATTCTGCCTTACACATATCAGTATGGTAAGATTTATAACTTATCATATGCGTCATCTGGTTATGATGCTTTCTTAGATGCAATGGAAGATTATTTTGCACCAGAAAGTGGTAACTCAGGTAACAAACTAGTATTAGCTTCAAGAAAAGTTATTAGCTACCTAAATAAATTAGGTGCTGGTTCTTTCTTGAACAATTCGGTAGGCTCTTCGCAGTATCGACTAGACATAGCTAATGTTCCAGGTGCTTTTGGGCATAATGTGACAGTTGTAAATACTATATTTGGTAATTTACACTTTGTTGCTGAGCCACTATTAAGAGGCGCTTACGAAGATTACTGTGTATGTGTTGATATGAAGAATGTGTCATATCGTCCACTTGTGGGGAATGGTATTAGTCGAGATACCTATATAGAAACTAATATTCAAGGCAACGCAGTTGATGGTCGTCAAGACCAAATTATCACTGAGGCTGGCTTGGAAATTAGTCTTCCTGAAACTCACGCAATCCTTAAGTTCTCTTAAGTAGGAGGTAGATAATGGCTGACCAAAATCTTAGTACTTGGACAGAATCTCTTTATAAAGGGACAAGAGTCTATACTTCTGAACTTTCTGCTGTTGCAGCAGGAACCGACCATATTGCAAGTGCAGTAATTACTAACCCTGGATTTTCTGGGAGAAAAGTATTAATCGGTTTCAACACAGTTATTGACTTTGCTAGTGTTACTACTAAAGTTACTATTGAAACAACTGTAGATGGTTCTATCTGGACTGATGTTGCCGTTGTATTTGCAGACGGTAATTTTCACTCAGGAGGAGCAGGAGCAGCAGGTACAACTACCTGGGCTGTTGTTGACTTAAGTGATTACGGTGACTTAAAGGCTTGGAGAATAAACTTCAACGGAACAGAGGCAGCGAACTTGTCGACTGCTGGAAAATGCAAATTCCTTTGGGTAGGTGCTAGTTCTGATGATAGTAGTGCTCTAAGTATAGGTGGCGTAGGAGCAGACCCATCATAAAGTGGTAAATAATCGTAGGGGGGTTTCGGCTCCCCTACATTACTTTGGAGAATAATGGCTTTAACAGGATATACACAACCGAAAAGATTTGAACCAGGCAGACCTGGTAGGATTCATTTTGTAAATGAAAGCAATCATTTTGTATGTACTCAAAGATGGGTAGATGCTGACCCAGGTTCAACGGCAATATTAGGAAACGGGTCTACATCAACAACTACAGACGATTTGTATGTTGAAGCAGATAGATTGTATTTATTAGACCATCCTATAGCTTACATAAAAGCACATGCTACAGAAGCAGCTCATGGAGCAGCTACATCTGCTTTTTATGATTTAAGGGTAACTGTTATAATAGGGACTATGGATGAAAAATTAGCTGGTACTGGTTGGACCAAAGTTACAGACAAAGACTGTTGGGCTAGAATTATATATCTAGACGAAGCTGACCATATGGATGGAAATTTTGATTACGTACAAGTTAAAAGCGTCGGTGATGGTAGCGGTGTTATAGCTTATGAATATAATTATTAAACAATAAGGAGAAGTGAAATGGCAAACATGGATGAAAAGATACCTGTTTTTGGAGCTGGAATGAGAAATACTGGCGCTGGAGCAAAAGGTAGTAAATCAAAACTGATGGGAAAAAGAGGTGACTCTGGTGGTAAGGGTAGACCAATAGGCGGTGGAGGAATTACACCAATTAAAAACCCTGGAGCAGGAATACCTATAAATAATCCCCCAAAACCTAAAAAGCCTTAAGGAGATAGATAATGAGTGATTTAACACTAACTCGTGCAGGTACGGTACAAAAAATAGGAAGAAGTGGGAATATGAATCCTGTTTCTGAATTTGGTCAAGCTGGCTCTGTTTACACAGTAGCTAGTTCTGATGCTATTATTGCACCAACTGGAGCAGTATTTGTTGCTATTACTATGGTAACAGATTGCACTTTTGACGCAACAGGTGGATTAATTGCCGAAGACGCTAATAAATATATCAATACAGAGACAGCTGCACATGATTTAGCTGCTGCTTCTGAAACAGATGTATTAGGCTCTGGAGGTCAGGTTGTAGATTCTGTTTCGTTTCCAGCAGGTATGACAGTACATGGAAGATGGACTGAGATAGATATAGATACTGGTTCTTGCATAGCGTATATAGGATAAATGAAGCTAGGCTTAGGAAATAGCACTGGGAAAGGGACTCTTTCTCAGCCAGGTATAGTTAATGATAGTTTAGAAGCATATCTAAAATACAATGGGGGCCTTCCTCAAGAATTAAGCGAAGGCTCTCTATCTTTAGATGGCTCTAATGACTATTTTGGAGGCACGGCTACAGTAGCTGGTGCAACAAAGCTTACTATAACTTGCTGGTTAAAGCATTACGATACTGATACAATTAATATATTATCTAAAGGGAATTATAACGATAATGCTGCAGGATTTCATCTTAAGTTAGATGGCAATAGAATATCTTTTTCAGTAAGACAGCAGTTTGAATACTGGGATAACCAAGTTGAAACTTTTAATGAATGGAATCATATAGCAATAGTTTGGGATTCAGATGCTGGAACTACTAAGTTATATGTAAATGGAACATACCAACATGTAGGTAGTACTGGCGGAACTTATGCAGCTGTTCAATCAGAAGCTGCTGCGCTATTAATAGGTAGAAATACTGCCTCAGGTAGCACTTATGGTAAGGCTAATATAGCTAATGTAGGTATATGGGTAGATAAAGCATCTACTGAAGCAGAAATAAAATCTATAATGCATAAAAACTATTCTACCTTATCGTCAACTGAATCTACAAGTTTACATAGATGGTGGGGTTTAGACAGCTCATACACTGTTGTTGACCCTTCTCCAGCTGTAAAAACAGCAGACTCTGTATCTGGTTCTGTTGCAACACTTTATAATGGAGCTTCTATAGACTCATTCGATTCTCCTAAGAAATGGAGAGGAATTGATAGCTCTGGTAACAATCATCATTCTGAACTATATACAGGTAGAGCATTAGAATTTGACGGGGTTACTGATTATTTAACTGGCCCAGCCGATACTGTTCTTCCTACAGATTTATCAAAAGATTTTACTGTCGCTGTATGGTTTAAGGTTGATACTGCAGCCGATGCTATAATTTGGGGAATAAAACAGAATAATGAAAATAGAGTAGGCTTGTGTATTGCTGATGATGGTGAAATAGCACAAGCTCATTATGACGATAGAGATGGTCAGTCTGATTATATTAGAAGCGCTACAGCAGTTGGTACGATAAAGCCAAATAAATGGTATAGAGCTGTATGTGTTTGGACAGGCATAGGTGCTACTACAGCTGGAGATACTGGAGCAGGAGTGCGTAGTCTTATTTCTCATCAAAAATTTTATATAAACGGAGTTACGCCTACTGTAACCGACCAATCTGTATATGGTAGCGAGCTTGGGCCTACTCAAGAATACTTGACTATAGGAGCTGTAGGTGAAACAGTAGAGCATTGGTTTTCAGGAAAGATGTCTGATTTTCAAATATGGGATTACGCTTGGACAGCTGAAGATGCAGCTTTTGATTATGCAAATCCTGAAAAAACTGTCTTAAATAGAGGTGG